ATTCAGGGCAGCTCCACCGTCATTGGCGTGGCTCAGTGCCGTCGAGATTCCCGGCTGGCTGTCGATCTGCATAGGCTCGGAAAATACCTGGGCGGGGAGCGGGTATGACCGCCGCAACGCCCCCATCGGTCATCTATAAACCTGGCCGCTGGCGCCTGCGTACGCTGATCAGGGCGCTGTTCGAACTTGGGTATGACGGGATGTCGCCCAGGCGCGCCCGGCAGGCCAACAGCGCGCTGGTTTGGCAGCGCCAGGTCATGAACAGCATGTGGGACTTCATGGCAAAGCCTGACGAAGAAAGGTCCGCACTTCTTCAAGAGCGGCGTGCGAGGCGGGCACATGAGGAGAGTCAAACCACTGAACTTCAAGCGCCATCTGGGAGAAATCAATGATTTCCTGGATTTCTCCCGCAGCCATAATTCCGCGCTTTTTGAGGTGGGCCACAAGGCCCGCAAAAAGCAATAACGCTGCAAGGCTTTGGCCAGCAGCCTTCTTGTCGTCATCCATTTCGGTCTCCGTCTCGGTTCGTCGCTGTCCGAGCGTAGGAGGCAGGGCCGGCAGCGGCAACGCGCCGGCCCGTGCTTTCGAGGGCCTGGCATGAGCGCGAATGACGGCTTCGAACCCATCGCGCGCCGCTTTGACGAGGCCAGTGAAGCCCGTCGCATCGCCACCGCAGACTACCAGAAGGCGCGGGAAGACCTGTCCGCTATGCTGATCCAGATGTCCGCATCGCCGCCGCCAGCAGAGCGCGCGCAATGACGGCGGCATGTGAGGATTTGCTCTCACCCGGCGCATCGAGCCATGCGCTGATTGGCTCTGGATCGACGCCCTGGACTGCGCAAAGGGCCGCCAGAACAACGGCGCACGAATTTGCCTGGGCGAGCGCTTGGGCTGCTGTTTGGTTGGCCTCCGCTGCCATCGCCCCAATAAGGAATTGCTGGCGGCCGATCTCGTCCAGCAGCGCTTTGATTTCGGGATCCATGGTTTGCCTTCATCGGTTGGGTCGCTCCCCGATGATGGTGGAACCGGGCCAGGTCCGCAAAGACCTGGTCCGGTCGGTTTTCTGGTCGGCCGCGGCGCTGGGCGGCCTGCCGGCATGACGATTGCGGGCATTTATGCGGTCGGTCTGATCCCGCTCGGCATCGTGGGCGCTTTCACCGTGGCTGCCATCTGGATCGGCATCTGGGCAGGTGGCCGCGGATGACCGAGCAGCATCCCATGGGAGGCGCACGCGCGCTGGTGTTGGCCCTGGCACTCAGCGCACCGTTTTGGGCGGCGGGCTGTATTGCCCTGGGCGCTTATGTGCTGTGGCACCGATGACGCGGCACCTTTGGATTGAAACCCTGAAGAAATATGCAGGCGCGGCTTCCGTGGAAAAGCAGCCCGCGCCTGCTTCATTGGTCATCGACTTACATCCTCCTGCTCAGCTCTCAGACGATACGGAGAGCGGCGGGTGTCTGTCCTGGACGAAAATAACCGGATCGAGTCCGGCACAATGCTGACGGCGGCCGACATGGTGCGTCACACGCACACCGCCCATCGGCGCGCCGGCCTCAAAACCGATGTGGCGTTCGCCGATACCGGCCGGGCGCTCGGTGTCTCGGCGCGCTGGGTGCGCGCCGTCCTTCGCGGGGAGGCGGCACCTATCCGGCCGGACCGGGCGGCTGCGATCCAGTCAAACTTTCGGGCCTGGCAGAAACAGTATGTGGCCTATCTGGACGGCCTGATTGCAATCGAGCGCGCAAAATTGCGCGCCATGGAGAGCGGGCCTTATGTGGAAGGACAATCTCCGGATCATCAAAAAACTGTTCGTGCTGGGGTGGTTGCGGATCAGGCGGGTGTGTCGCGCGGCGATTGCGCGCAACTGACGCTGCGCCTCGATCAGTCCGAGGGCGGACGCTGATGGCCCGCGGGGCAATGGGAGTGCCTCGGACGGGGCCGGATGCCGTCGATCCGGGCGTTGGTAGCAACCGGCGGCCACAAGGCTCCATGCGCACCCGTTTTGTCGGCACCAGCCATCACGCCGATCTGGCCAGCGCATCGCTGTCGGCCGATCACCCGGCCGCGGTCGAGGGCCGCACGATTTTCCCGACCCGCGTCAAATCGCCGGCGGAGGTCGATCGCGTGCTGGTGTCGGGGCACAACAACGCCAAGCTCGGCGCGTTTGTCGAGACCGGCGCCTGGTCGGGCATGCCGATCCTGACGTTGACGCTGGAAGAGCGCGCGACGTGCCCGCGCACATGCCATCACTGGCAAAGCTGTTTCGGAAACGCGATGCATATGGCGCGCCGCCACCGGCACGGTCCCGAGCTGATCGCACAGCTCGATGAGGAGCTGCGGTACTACGGCCGGCAGGACAAGGACGGTTTCGTCGTCAGGCTGCATGTGCTCGGCGATTTCTATAGCGTCGAATATGTGAGCGCCTGGATCCGGTGGATGCAGAACATCCCGCAACTGCATGTCTGGGGTTACACGGCCAGGCAGCGCGGCACTGAAATTGGCAATCTGCTGGCGGCGATGAATGTGGCGTTTCCACACCGCTGGCGCATGCGGTTTTCGGTGCCACAGGATGCGCCGATCGCGCCGCTGCAGGTCACTACGATCTGGCGCCAGCCCGAAGGGGCGCGGGTGGATGAAGGGCTCACATGCCCTCAATCGCGCGAACGGCTGGCCACATGCGGGTTGTGTGGCATTTGCTGGCAGGCCGGCAAGGAACGCGAGCGTATCGTTTTTACCGGCCACGGCATGCGTTCGCGCCCAAAAAAGGAGGCCGCGTGATGGAAACCCAAACCGCAAGCGAAGCTCCGAAGAAGCCGGTGGGCATGACGCCGCTTTATCCGTTTCGTACTATGAATGTGGGTGAAACCTACGAGGTAGACTACCTGGACGGCAATCCGTTCTCGGCCAAGGCCTGCGCGTCACGCATCGGCAGAATTACCGGGCGCAGGTTTTCTTCTAAGAGAACGAAAACCGGCGTTATCATCACGCGGGTTGCCTGATCATGCGCGCGTCCGGATATGAGCGGCTCGATTCCGACTGGTATGTAGAAGCAGCCTGGATCGTCGATGCGCTGCTTGACAAAGAGCCGATCGGCAAGGGCACGTCATGCTGGGACCCCAGCTGCGGCGCGGGCAATATTCCAAAGCGGCTGGCGGCCCGCGGGATAGAATGCGCGGCCTCCGATATCGCCGATCGCGGCTTTGGCCAGGTGCGCGATTTTTTCGACTGCGGCGAAGAGGCGAGCGCTGAAATCATCATCAGCAATCCGCCTTATGCGAACATCGAAAAATATATCGAGCACGCCCTGCTTTTGGCGTCCGATCGCGTCATCGTTCTGGCGCGCCTTGCCCTTCTGGAAGGCAGGGCGCGCCGCTTGTTTTTCGAGACCACCCCGCTTGCTCGCGTCTACGTCAGCAGCGGCAGGGTCAGCATGCCGCCTGGCGGGTCCGATGTCAGGGCCGCCGGCGGTTCGGTCGCGTTTGCCTGGTTCGTTTGGCAGCACGGCTGGCTCGACAAGCCCGTTCTGGACTGGGTTTGAGTTTTTCAAAAAACGCCTTTTTGGGGAAATGTCATGCCGCGCGGAAGAAAGCCGAAGAATCCAGAAATCAACGGGTCAGCAACCGGTCACGATGACCATGCCGAGAATGCACGCTTGGCCGTCGAGCAGGCGCGTCTTGATCGTGAGGATGAAACAATCCGCCTGACGGTCAAAACGCTCAAAGGCGATCTGCGCGACTGGATGCTGAATAGGCTCAATTGGGAGCAGGATCAGCGCCCCTGGAGCCAGCGGACGGAGGCACAGCAGCGCGAGACGATTGCCCAGGTCGAAGCCTTCTCCGAGGATATCCTGCGCCGCATTGTCGAAATGGTTTCCACCGCCGCCCTGCCCACGATCAGGGCCACGCTGAAAGGCGCGCAGATCGAGGAGGATATCAAGCTCAAGATCGTGATGGACCGCAGCAACGAGCAGCGGCACGCGATCATGGATGCGGTGGGCGGCGAAATCCTGCTGATCAGCGCCAACGCGGAAATCTTCATGGGTCAGCGGGCGCCGGCGGCGGTCAAGAAAGACCAGCTCGATATCGAGGATGCGCTGGTGACGCACTCGGACGAGGCGACAGATAAAATCGAGCGGCGCATCGTGTCCGAAAACGCAGACGATCCCGCGGCGCCGGCGGACGAGGACGATGATTTGTTCGGCGGCGAGGCGCCGCCGGCGGCCGCGGAAGCGCCGGTCAAGCGCGGGAGGGGGCGGCCGCCCAAGACAGTCAGTCCGCTGAACTGAGGCTCTGCCGGTGGTTGTTCTGCGCGATACGCAAACGAAGTTTGTCGAGGACATCCGCGTTGCCATGCGCTCGCACCGCCGTGTTCTTGGCGTAGCGCCAACGGGTTTTGGCAAAACCGTGTGTTTCAGCCATATCGCGCAGGAAGTGGCCGGACGCGGGCTTACGGTCACACTGGCCGCTCACCGCATCGAGATCGTGCGCCAGATCGGCAAGGCGCTCACGCGCGAACGGGTGCGCCACGGTTTCATAGCGCCGGATTATCCAGAGTCGTCGGCGCCCGTGCAGGTCGGAATGATCCAGACGATCGGCAATCGGCTTGGCAGGCTGCGGCAGCCAAACCTGTTTATTCCGGATGAAGCCCATCACGCGGTGTCGGGCAGCTATATGAAAATCATGCAGGCCTGGCCGGACGCCTATGTGCTGGGCGTCACAGCCACGCCTTCACGCCTGGACGGCAGAGGCCTCGGCGACGCCTTCGATGTGCTGGTGAAAGGGCCCACCATGCGCGAGCTGCAGGACCGCGGCTTCCTGTCGCGCTACACGTATTATGCGCCGCCGGTGCAGGCGAACCTGGCAGGCCTGCGCAAGACGGCCGGCGACTATTCCGCCGCGGATTCGGCCAAGGCCATGGATACGCGACGCGTGCACGGCGATATCATCGAGCACTACAAAGATAAGCTGAACGGCAAACCGGCGCTGGCCTTCTGCGCCACAGTCGAGCACGCGCATAATATGGCGGCCGCCTTCCGCGAGGCCGGCTGGCAAGCGGCCGCAGTGGACGGCAAGACGCGCGACTACGAGCGCGAGCGATTGATCGCCTCGATCGGCGACGGGCGCTTGAACGTGCTGTGTTCGTGCGATGTGGTGAGCGAGGGCACCGATATCCCGGCGGTTCAAGGCGCGATCCTGGCCCGGCCAACCCTGTCGCTCGTGCTTTACCTCCAGCAGATCGGGCGCGCCCTGCGGCCGAAAGCGGACGGCTCGCGCACCATCATCCTGGATCACGTGGGCAATATCCATCGCGGCCACGGCATGCCGGACGCGCCCCGCAAATGGGACCTCTCCGGCGCGCCTGCACGCGCCCAGGCGGCCGCCGTCAAGCAGTGCCCCGTGTGCTACTGCTGCCATCAACCTGCGCGCCTGTGCCCTGCCTGCGGGCACGAATACGTGGCAGCGCCCGCGCCTGCCCGCACGGTGCCCAAGATGGTGCGCGGACAGCTGGTCGAGGTGTCCGGCGTCAAGGCTCAAGCCAAGGCCGAGAAGCCCAAGGTCAAGCATGCGGTGCCGTTCAAGCAGGCACTGAACGCGTGCTGGTCGTACGACGACGTGCAGGCGATGGCCAAAGAACGGGGTTACTCCCCGTTCTGGGTGCATCGCGTCTGGCCCTTTGTCAAATCCAGGATCGACGCGCGAAACCGCCGCGAGGCACTGCCGGAGGCGATGACGGCATGAGCACGCCCCATCAGGACCTCATGCGCCGGATACGCCTCAAGCTCGGCGAGCAGGCGCTGCATTGCCGCCTGTTCCAGAACGTGCGCGGACTGTTCTGGCAGGGAACGGTCAAAGAACAGGGGCCTGGATGGGTCACTCTGGTAAATCCGGTGCGCAAGGAAACCGGCTTGGCACCTGGCAGCCTGGATCTGATCGGCTGGGTCACGATCACGATCACGCCCGACATGGTGGGCCAAAAGATCGCGGTGTTTACCGCCGGCGACGCCAAGGTCGGACGGGACAAGCTAAGTGACCTGCAGGCCAATTTTGCCCGCAATGTGATTGAGGCCGGCGGTCGAGCGGCCGAATTGAGGTCCGAGCAAGATGTTCTGCGGCTGGTGGCTGTGTCATGACGGCCGACAGTTTGCCAGTTTCGCCCGAAGCGATTCGGCAATCGCAGCAACGCCTAAAAGAACTGGCCGAAAAATTTCCGTCCGGAATGCCTTTTGACGAATACGTCAAATTTCACCCTATGCATGTCAGTTCGCAAAGCTCTGGCGACACCGATCCGATTGGCGACGTCACCTATGGCGTGCGCGATAACGAACGCGATATTTTTAATTTTTATGTCTCTGCGCCGAGGGTATTTGAGGCTTCGCCGTGCATCGCGTGGATGCGCAAAACCGGTCGAATGGATGTTGAAGACGACGCCGTTATGGCGGCGCTGTGCATGGCCAGCAACGACGATTACGTCGCTTCCTCCGCCCTGTTCAAACAGATGGCCGAGAGGATGAACTGGCCCGCTGCGTGGGCAGATGCCGCATTCAAAGCGGAATGGAAACAGGCGCAAGCAAAAGCCGACGCGGTCATTGAAGCTGCGAAGAAAGCGGCCAGGCAACAATTTTTTGATCGCGAAAGTGCGACGAAAATTATCGAATCGGCGGTGAAGTGTTTTCGCAAGGCCGATCTGCATCCACCTCGCGAGTTCGTCGTTCAACTGTGCAAGCGGGTTGTTGCCCCAAAAACGGGGAGCGGTCGTGTCAAGGTCAGAGGATGATGAGCGCGCGTTGTTCGGCTCCGCACGCGGGCACAGGCAGCGCGTATTGCCGCTTGTTCGCGTCGTCTCAGAGCGTGGCGCGCTTTATCGCATATTGCAGCCCTGGGACGAGGCTGACATTCCGCCGCGCCCTTGGGTAGCGCCAGGCTATTTGCTACGCGGGTCGGTCACCGTCCTGGCTGGCCCGGGATCCGTCGGCAAATCGTCCCTGGTGGTCGCATGGTCCGCTGCTCACAGCTTGGGATCACCATACGGTCGTTTCCGGTCCGCCTCTCATGAGCCACTGCGATCGTTGTCCTACAATGTTGAGGACGATCAGCATGAGCTGCAGCGGCGCTACAGCGCCATGAGCAGGCGCCTTGGCACCACGCCTAAAGAGCTTCTGGAAAACCTCATTCTCGTGGGCCCACACGAAGTGGGCACGTTGCTCGGAACAGATCGGGCCGGCGGAGTGCTCGTCAACACCGAAGCCATGGACGAGCTGGAGCAGGTCATAGGCGACACCAAGCCCGACACCGTTTATCTTGATCCATTTGTCGAGCTCCACGACGTCGAGGAAAACGACAACACTGCCATACGCGCGGTTTTGGCAAGGTTTCGCAGCATGGCCAAAGAGTTCAGATGCGCCATTTCGATCCTGTTTCACACAAGTAAAGGCATCAAATCGCCGGGCGATCCGGACCAAATCCGCGGCGCTTCCTCGATCGTCGGCGCCGGCCGGATTGTTCTTACCTGCGCATTGATGTCCGAAAAGGAAGCGCAGGACTTAGGAATTGAGGAGGAATTCAGAAAAGATTTTTTCCGTCTCGACGATGCCAAGAAAAACTATTCCCGCTTGGAAAACGCCGAGTGGTTCGAGCGTCGCGAATACGAGCTGGTCAACGGAGACAGGGTGGCTATTCCCGTGCCGTGGACACCGCCGGCATCGCAGGTGGATCAAGCCATTCTCGCTCGCATCGTAGACCTTATCGCCAAAGGTTCACCGGACGGGCCCTGGTCGCCGCAACTGGGCTCAAGGCCCCGCTCCATCTCTCATTGCCTGGAGAAGGCCGGCGTCGATGGCAAGGTTGCTCAGCGTCAAGCCCTGAGCCAGCTTGAGGCCTCCGGTTTGGTTCGCATCTGCCAATTCGAGCAAGGCAAAAAGACGGGTGCCGACGCGCCCCGCGGGTTCAGAACACTTTCCGGAGAACCGACTAATTTCCCATGGATCGAATAGGAGGACGATTTTTAATGCCGGTTTCGATACAAACTCAACTTTCGGGGCAAATCGGGGGAACTTTCGGGGAAAAAGTTTCCCCCGAAGTTGATTCATGCGCCCCCTACGGGGGTAAAAAATCGGGGGAAACCGATTTTTTTACCCCGATACGGCGGCGCATGAACGAAAAATCGGGGGCAAATCGGGGGAACTTTCGGGGGAAATGGGGAGTGCGGCAGAAGGGCAGAAAGCCCGTGTTTATTGGGTTTTGGGTTGGTTGAGGGTGCATCCAGCGTGAAGGAAATAAATCTCAAATTGGGGCGATTGGGATGGCAGTCATGAATGACCGCCAGCGGCGTTTCGTGCTCGAGTATTTGGTCGACGGCAATGGCACCCAGGCGGCCATCCGGGCGGGCTATAACAAGCGAAGTGCCACTTCAACCGCTGTGAAGTTGCTCAGGTATGCCAGTATCAAGGCGGCGATTTCAGCCAAACAACAACAGCTTGCAGATTTGGCTGATATTTCGGCCACTGAAATCATTAGGGAATTTGCCAGGATCGCCCTTTTTAATGTGGCCGACATCTTCGAGCCATCGGGCCGGATGAAGCCCATCAAGGAGTGGACCGAAGATCAGCAACGGGCGGTGGCCTCGATCGAGATCAGCCAGGCCAAACGGGGACGGCCGTCGATCATCAAAATCCGGGTGCACAACAAGGGCGATGCGCTCACCCAGCTCGGGCGCATTCGCGGCTTGTTCATTGACAAGGTCGAGCAGGTGGGCGTGAAGCCCATCACGCTGCTGATGGTCGATCGCACGGCGCCGGTGATCGACGGCGAGGCGAGCGGAAGCACGTCCAGTGGATAGCGTCGGCGCAGCCTGCCGCAGCATGGTCAGCGGCTACGCGTCGTGGGCGTTGGTGGCGGGGTTTGTTGGCGGATTCCTGGCGTGCGGAGGTATCATCTGGATCGGGCTGTGCGGGCTGGCGGCGCGCCGGTCATCAGTGCTGCGCCCAGCGACATCTGGCCTGTTCTCTGCGATTGGCTGCTGTTGTGCGCCATCGCAATCGTTCTGCAGATCGCTGTGATATCTGCTATCGACTGGGCCTTGCGCAGGCGCGCGCAGCGGGCGCGGCGGCCGGGCGGCAGGGGTGTGCCATGATCCCTACGGGTGCGGTTGTCTGGCTGGTAGCGGGCGTGGGGTGGGGCCTATTCATTGCCTGCGCCGGCGGCCTGTGGTTTGTCGTCGTGATGGTGCGCAGGCGGCTGCGGGCGGTGGCTGTGCAACCCGTCTGCGCGCCACGGCCTGCGCCGGCCGGTCTGGCGCGGCCGGTAATGACGCTGCAGCACGCGCCGGCGCCGCCGGCAGCCCCAAGGGTGTTGAGGCTCGCGGCGCCCGTGCCGGATTCTCTGTCGCCAGCGGGTTGCATGTCATCATGCGCTCCGGCGGCGTTGCCGGCGCAGTCAGCGCGCGCCCCGACGTCCGGCGTCCCGCTGGCAAAGCTGCTGCCCCCGCCGATCGAGCCGCTCGGGCGCCGGCGGCGGGGTATGAAGTGGTGGCCGCAGGAGCTTCCTGGATGGACTCCTCCCAAAAACATGCCGACACAGCTGGCGTTGGCGCCGGTGGCAACGCGGCTAGCGCCGTTGCCGATGATCCAGGTGCATCACGAAACCAGCGCGCACGTCTTCGATCTGGCGCCCGCGCAGATTGTCCCGGAGGCATTGCCCGCTGCAAAATCTGCCGATGACTGGGCCTGGCTGGGGGATCTGTGAGTGGGCCACCTATCGCGCGCCTGCGGGTGTGGCCGCAGCTTGCTTGCTGGGCAATCATTCTGTCGTGCGTGTTTTGGGTTTCCGCCGCCCGCTGAAATCGAGACGCGGCGGCCAGGATTTGTAAGTGATTTGATCATCCGGTTTGTCGCACGAGTGCGCGCGGTGCGTGCGATCGGCGGCGAGAAATGCCGCTGAGATGCCGCACGTCCCGCACAACCACACGACATTTCTGTTCCGCACGGCCAAAGGTCCGGTGATGATCGGCCGCCGCGGTCACCTCTCGCCGCCAACCGTGCGCGACCTGGTGCGTGCGATGGGCGGTGTTGGCCACGTCGTCATCCGCCACCATGGCCCGGCCATGTTCGGCAAACCGGCGCCAGTCCTGCGACTATTTAACGAGAAGATTAGTTAGAGGTTAGAGAATTACCCTTTAGGCAAAAGGGTGGTTAGAGAATAGCTATTTGTGTTTGCTGTATTGTTTGGGTTGCGGATCACCAGAATCTGTGCCTAGCGTCCGCGCACTAGGCCCCCTGTTTTTGGAGTGCAGCATGTCGTCGGAAGATCATGGCCCCACGCGTCAGCGTTTCATGGAAGGCACCACGGGCGGCGTGATGAAAGGGGGTGATTTTGGGATCGGGCCGCTGCCGGGCACGAAGCGCTATCCTCCCCCGGACAGCGAAGAAACCATGGGCCGCACGCTCAAGGATTCGGAGCGTTGCTGTCCGGGTGCGATCGAGGGCGGTCGGCGCTCGATGGGTGCGACGGCCGCGCCCGACCACGGCCCGCATCATCACCGCGACCCGATGGCCGGCGAGCGGGGCATGCGTCCGCACCACGTGAAGTAGGGCTTCGGCAAAACGCAGGACTATGAGGGCACACCCGATGGCCGCCAACGACGATCCGACCACCGCAAAGAACGCCAAATCAGTGCCGATCCACGCGGCGGCGGTTGCCACCACGACCCACGAAAAGGAACTGACCGTCAGCTTCCTCAAGCCCACCGGCGAGCGTGTGAGCCACACCGTGCCGGCGAGCCACGCGATGGTCTCATCGTTTCAGCAGACGCTGGAGCGGTTCGAGGCCGATTTCGAGGGCATCGCAGCGTGGTTCGAATCGGAAAAGGCCAAGCTCGTTGGCTAGAAAGGCCGCGCCGCGCGGTCAGACGCTGGCTGCAGCCCCGTCCGGCGATTCCGAAAGCGTGCGCATCCGCAAAATCGAGAACGGCTGGCTGATCTCGCGATCGAGCGTAGTGCGTGGCCGTTACAAGGAAACCGAGCACTTCTCGGCCGAACGCCCGACAGTGACGGCGCCTGCGACCAAGAGTGCAGCGCGTGCCAAAAGCGGTAAGAGCGCGGCGCGGCGATAGGATGGGCAAGCTATCGGCAGCCGATCGGCGCGCGCTTCCGGGCAAGGATTTTGCCCTGCCTGGGCGGCGGTATCCGGTGGAAGACAAAGGTCATGCCCGCGCGGCGTTATCGCGCGTGGCTGCCAACGGCTCGCCGGTGGAGAAGGCTGCGGTGCGGCGCAAGGTTGCGGCCAAGTATCCCGACATGGAGATGGCGCATCCTGTCGGCGATCTGATGCACCCGAAAAGCAGGCGGGCGCACCCTTAATCGCGCATGGTCCCCTATTCCTACAAAGACGTTCCCACCGTCCTTCGCTTTTCCCAATCCGACGCCTTCATCCGTGGCCTGATGGGGCCTTTCGGGTCGGGCAAAAGCTCGGGGTGCTGCTGGGAATTGCCTTACCGCGGCCTGCGCCAGGCGCCCGGGTGGGACGGCATACGCCACACACGTTTCGTGGTGATCCGCAACAGCTTCAGGCAGTTGGAGGACAGCACCGAGCGCACGTTCCTGCAATGGTTTCCGCCTTACGTTTGCGGCGATTGGCGCGCGACATCGCACAACTACATTCTGAAAGCCTTTCGCGCGGCCGACAACGAGCCCACGGCCGACATAGAAGTATGCTTCCGCGCGCTCGATCGCCCTGACCAGCTCGGCAACCTGCTGTCGACCGAATACACCGGCGCTTGGCTCAACGAGGGCCGCGACATCCCTTGGTCGATCTGGGAGGCGGTGATGGGCCGCGTCGGCCGGTATCCGTCGATGAAAGATGGCGGCTGCACCTGGTCCGGGGTCTGGGGGGATACCAACCCGCCGGATACGGAATCGAAGTGGTATAAGTTTTTCGAGGAGGAAGATCACCGCGAGGACATCGAGACGCTAAACCGGGCGCTGCTCGCGCGTGATCCCAAGGCCAAGCTGTTCACCAAAGACACGTTCTCGGCCATTTTCAAGCAGCCTTCGGGCACATCGAGGGCGGCCGAAAACATCCGCAACCTGCCGCCCGCCTATTACGAGCGCCTGGCCGTGGGCAAATCGAAGGACTGGGTAAAGGTCTACATCCATGGAGATTATGGATTTTCCGTTGATGGCATGGCTGTTTTCCCCGAATATTCAGAGGAACAGCATTGCCCGGATGATCCCAAAAAGTGGCCCCGGCTGAACCCCGAACTGCCGATCTTGCGGTCATACGACTTTGGGCTAACTCCATCCTGTGTGTTTGGGCAGGAAACGCTGGACGGGCGGTGGATTGTCACGGATGAATTATGTGCCGATGGCATGGGGTTCGACGAATTCTCGGATTATGTGCTTCGTTACTCTGATCGAAATATGCGCGGGTGCGAGTTCGAGGACATAGGTGATCCCGCTGGCGGCGAGCGTCAGCAGACAGATGCACGCACATGCTTTGAAATCGCTGCAGCCAAAGGAATTCTGATTAAACCAGCGCCGCAGACACTACGTATTCGGTTAGAGGGCACCAGACGGGCGTTACGAGGCCTGGTTCGCGGAGGCCGAGCTCAGTTCGGGCTGCATCCTCGTTGCAAGCGCCTGCGAAAAGCGCTTTTGGGCGGCTACCATTATCGGCGCGTACACGTTTCCGGCGAGAAATATGAGAATAAGCCCAATAAAAACGAATTCTCACACGTCGCGGATGCGTTTACGTATCAAGGGGCATGGCTGTTTGGACGCGCTTTGCGGGAGCCGGAGGGCGCTGGACTGGCCGGCCACAACCAGTATGCGGGTTTCGATGACATGTCGCGCAGCGGCGTTACGGGGTACTGAATGTCGATGAACAATTTGATTTTGCCCGTGCGCCAAGCGTCAGAAACGGTCGGTGAACGCGCAGGCCTTGGCCATTGCAGGGATTGCCGCTACCGCAACAAGGGTAAAGATAAGCAGGTGGAGTGCCGGGCGCGCAGCCCGCAGGCCACCATCATTATGGTGCCGGCGGCGCGGCCCGTGGTGGCCGTGGCGCCGCAAGGCCCCGCTTTTGCGCCGCAGATCATCGCCTGTTTTCCGCTGATCGAGGACGATTGGTGGTGTGGCGAGTTTCGGGCAAAGACGTCGGCATGACTGCCGTGGCCTTCAAGGATGGCATAATGGCGGCCGATAGCGCGCTTTTCCGCGACTACATGCTGGCGGGGCGCGTAACCAAAATCCACGATTTGGGTCGAGCGGTGGTCGGGGTTTCGGGTGATGCCGGATATTCAAGTCTGTTCATTACTAAGCTTCGAGCCTGTGATTTGTTGATGTACAACCTGGACGAAATGCCCGCGGTGCCGCAGGGCGGGTTTGCGGCCATGATCGCTTATCGCGACGGCCGCCTATTCATGTTTGGCGAAGGCAATTTCTACCAGGCCGAGGCGCCGTTTTATGCGATCGGCTGCGTGCACAGCTTTCTTTTGGGCGCGATGGCCGCGGGCGCCAGCGCCGCTGCGGCGGTGGATTTGGCTATCGCGCATACCGATTCCGCGCGCGCTCCGGTGACCAAGGTGCGCGTGTGGTAAGCCGGCAAGCCATCTTCGACGGGCTGGTTGTCTCGATATCGTTCGAGAACGTGCTCAGTGCCCGCGTGCCGGGTGCTTGCGAAAGCGCGCAATTCAGCCACCGGGTAAGCCCGGATCACCCCGACAAGACGGCGCTGGTGGTGCACCTGGGCGGCGCCGTGCGAGTCGATGCGGTCGAAATCGAGCTTAGCCCCTTGCAGGCCCGTCTTCTGCGCGATTTTCTGACCTTCGCCTTCCCTGGGGCGCCATCCTGATGGCCGACGGGCTTTTCGCCGAAATGAACGAAACCGCATTGCCCGCGCCCGGGGCCAAGGAAAGCGTGCTCGATCTGCTGCTGCGCTGGGCCGATATGGACAACCTCGCCGGCGAGCTGGAGGACGGCGAGATCGGCTCCATCGTCAATCGCGTGTTGCAGGATTACCGGATAGACGAGCAGAGCCGCAGCGATTGGTTAGAGAAATATGAGAAGTGGCTGAACCTGGCGCAGCAGATTGCCCAGGAAAAGACCTATCCGTGGCCTAAGGCCAGCAACGTCGTCTATCCACTCATCACCTCGGCCGCCATCCAGTTCCACGCCCGCGCCTACCCGGCCATCATCCGCAGCAAGGATGTGGTCAAGGGCACGGTGGATGGGCGCGACGATGGCGTGCCGCTTAAGGATCCTCAGACGGGACAGCCTGTCGCGGGCGCCGATGGCAAGCCGGTGTGGGTCGAGCCGCCCGGCACCAAGCAATCGGTGGCCGATCGCATCGGCGAGCACATGTCCTGGCAGCTGCTGGAGGAAATGCCGGAATGGGAACCCGACACCGATCGCCTGCTGCTGATCCTGTCGATCGTGGGCGCGATGTTCCGCAAGTCCTATTTCTCGCCGCGCCTGCAGCGCAACCTTTCGGACCTGGTCGATGCGCGCAACCTGGTCGTGAACTATCACGCCCCCCGCTTCGAGGACGCGCGTAAGACGGAAATCCTGATGCTTTACCCGCATGAGGTGGAAACTAACATCCGGCTTGCGATTTTCCGTGACGAGAATTACGGCCACGATCAGGAATCGCACGAAGATACATCGGCCGCGATCACCTTTCTCGAGCAGCACCGGCGCATCGACCTGGACGGCGACGGATACGCCGAGCCGTATATTGTGACCGTCGCAAAAGACAGCATGAAGCTGGCCCGCATCCGGGCGGCTTATGATGACGAGACAATAGAAAGCGACCAGTCGGGCGAGATCATCAAAATCGATGCGGTCGAATATTACACACCGTATTGCTTCATTCCCAACCCTGAGAGTGGGATTTACGGCCTGGGCTTCGGCAATTTGCTCTACCCTATCAATGAGGCGATCAATACTTCGCTTAACCAGTTGTTCGACGCGGGGCATTTGGCCAACACCGGCGGCGGGTTTTATGCGGCCTCTCTGTCTGTGTACGCCGGGTCGATGCGGTTCGCCCCCGGCGAGTACAAGCCGGTGAACGCCACCGGGGGCACAATCAAGGATTCGATCGTGCCAATTCCGTTTCCGGGCCCGTCGCAAGTGCTGTTTGCGCTGGTGCAGTTTCTGGTAGAGGCCGGCAAGGAAATCGCCTCGGTCAAAGACGTGATGGTCGGCGACTTGCCCGGCGACAACACATCTGGCGTGGCCACGCTCGCCCTGATCGAGCAGGGCCTGAAGGTATTCTCCGCGATTTACAAGCGCGTGCACCGCTCGCTGAAGTGGGAGTTCAAGAAGCTGGCGCGCCTGAACCGGCGCTACCTGCCGCAGCAATCCGGCTTTCGATCGGGATCTGAATGGCGGGAAATCTCAGCCGCCGACTACGCGCGCGGATTGGGTGTCATACCCGTTTCCGACCCGCAGATGGTCACAGACATGCAGCGCCTGGGCATGGCGCAGTTTTTGATGCAGTTCAAAGACGATCCTTATTTCGACGGGCATCTTATCCGCCAGCAGATGTTGAGCGCCTCGATGTTCACGGACATCGACAAACTGCTGAAAAAGCAGCCATCGCCTAATCCTGAGATTGTGACGGGGGCGGCGACCCTGGAATTGCGCAAGCAGGAGCAGGACCGCCGCGATTACGAGGCGCGCATGCGAGCCGTGCACGAAGAGGCCGATCTGGCTATGCGCCGTGGCAAGGACAAGGCCGCGGAAATCCTGGCGCTTGCGCAGGCGATCAACCAGCTGGCGCAGGCCAAAAAGGCCGATTCTGAGGTCAATATCGCCTGGTATGACGCGCAGCTGCGCGCGATGCAGGCCAAGGTGGAGGCGCTCAATGCAGGAGACACAGGCGGAGGGCCAGAAACCAACCCGGCGCTCCTTGCAGGACCTGGAGGTGCTGCGCCAGCTCAGCCCGGAGCAGTGGGGGTTGTGGCGCCACCACCCGGTCAGCCGCCTGTTCCTGGTGTGGCTCAATGAGTTCGGGGACAGCGTGGTGGAACGTGCCACGGCTGGGTGGCTGGCCGGTTCCAAGGATCTTGCCTTCGAGCAGGAAGCTCGGGGGCGGGCGCTGATGGCCAAAGAAGCGGCCGGCGTGACGCTTGAGCATATCCGGGCTTTTTATGCCGAGCTGCTAGGCGGCGTTGAGGAGCAGGCCGAATGAGGCTATGCGATGCAGTAGAGGAGTTTGAGCGGGACAAACGGGTTCTCGATGGAAGCGGCGCGCCTGATGGCGCCAAATTTGTCATTGTCACCAGCGGCGGCCAAATGCGCGCGGATGACCCGCTGCCGGCGTTGTTTGCTGATGAAGGCGAAGCGGTCGAGCAGTGGCTGTTTTGGGCGCAGCACTATGCGCGCAAAGCGGGAAACGGCTCTCGGCTGTTCTGGGGGCAGGCGCCACGGTTCGAGGCGCGGGATTTTGTGGGTCTGAACCAAGCGGAAATGCTTGGCGACGTGATGTGGCGCGGGTCGGTCAGTATTCGGCTCGGGTGCGTGTGGAGCAAACTTCTAATCACGGGGAATCAGGAATGAACGAAGATCGGGTGCTGGCCACCGGCAACGGGCAATTCCTGCTACAGAAGTGGTCGGGCGAGAATGCCAGCGGCATCGTGCCGTGCTGCGACAAGGTGGTTGTCATGGTCGATCCGGCCATGATGCGGTCGAAGGGCGGCGTGATCCTGACCGACTCGTTGCAGGAATCGCAGACGCTGGCCAGCACAACGGGCGTGATGGTGGCCGTGGGTCCAATGGCGTTTTCCTGGAACTCGGACGGCACCAGGCGCTGGGAGGGCGATCGGCCGGAGGTGGGCGCGCGCATTTGCTTCCAGCGTTACTCAGGCCAAGAATATGCGGGCCTTGACGGCAAGCTCTACCGCGTCCTGCAGGACCGCAGCATCGCCGGCGTGATGGGTATGGCCGACATCGGCGAGGATGAGCCGGCAGAGGCGCAAGGCACCGCTGAACTGTTCGAGGCCATGGGCCAAAGCTACCTGTTTACGCGCGATGGCGCCGAGCTGCTGGACCTGCCTGGCGTTGCGTCGGGCAAGGCTCAGGATGACGATGCCGGAGTGCCTTCGGGCGCCATGTCGCCGGCGCTGGAGTTGCAGCAGTGAGTGGGGCTGCGGCCGTGGCGAACGGCATCGATTCCAGTGCTGCGGCCGTCGCTGGTGGCGCTGGAGAGACTGCGGAGGAGATTGAGGCTCGCGCCCGCGTAACCGGCTGGCGGCCGCGTGAGGAATACCGCGGGCCGCCCGGCAATTTCGTCGAAGCCGACGAATATCTCCGCCGGGCGGAAAACGATCTGCCGCTGCTTCGCACCCGCCTGCGCTCGATGAACGGCCACATCGAAAAGCTGACGCGGGAAAACGCGACCGCGGTAACACTGCTCGAGGACATGGGCGAGCGCGTCCGCAAGACGGAAGAGATTGCCTACAAGCGAGCGCGGGCCGATCTGGAGCGCGAGCGGGATGCGGCCGTGGAATCTGGCGATATAGCGGCGTTCAAGGATGCCGATCGCCGGCTGCGGGAGGCAGAAAGAGAGGCGCCCCGGCCGGCGCCAACCAAGCCTGCGGTCAGCACGCAGGCTGCGGCGCCGGCGCCAGAAGTCATCGAGTGGGCCCAGCGCAATCCGTGGTTCAACACAGATCCTGTCATGGCGCAGGCTGCGACCGAAATTTCCAATCGGCTGCAAGCAGCCGAACCGGAACTATCGATCGAGGAAAACCTGGAGCGCACCACGGCCGGTGTCAGGGCGATGTTTCCGAGCAAGTTCCGCGGGCAACGCGCAGGGTCTGCGGCTGCTGCGGAAGGAGAGGAGGCAGGCGCGCAGGCAGAGGGCAACCAACCGCGCGCTGCCAACCCACGCAGGACAGCAGCGGCAGCCGTGGGCAATGCAGCCCCAGCCCCTGGCGCCCGCGGCAGTGGACCGCGCCGTGACTTCGCTTCCATGCCACAAGAGGTCAAAGACCAGTTCCACCGCTACAAGCGGATGATCGACGCAAAGGCCGGTACTAAACCTCTCTCGGAAGCGGAATGGGCCAGCAGTTACTGGGCGCAATTCGATTAAAGGATAGTTCGATGGCGATTTCCAAGGCGATTCAGGAAGAGCGCAACGATGCGGCGGGTCTGGACATGCAGCGCGCGATGGGGCGTGAGCGGGCATCGAAAGGCCGCGAGCGCGGTGAGCCACCGGAAGCATCGGGCCCGCTGACCGATCCGGCCTTCCTTGATCGCGTGCCGCTCACATTGGAGGCGCAGGAGGATCATCTGGAGCGCACGGCGGCCGCGCGACGCATGGCCGCTGAAGATGCCCAAGAGGCGATCCGCTACGAAGGCGGGCGCATGCCTTTCGGGGAGCCGGAATTGTCCCTCTACCATGAGGAAATCCCTGGGTTTCGCCTCTATTGGTTCAACGATCAGAAGGACCGCATCTACCGGGCCAAACGTGCCGGCTACGAGCATGTGACGGACCGGAACGGCGAGCCGATTGCGCGCGTGGTGTCAAGAGAAGGACCGCGCGAAGTAAAAGGCTACTTGATGAAAATTCCAATCGAGTATTACAAGGCTGATAAGGCTGCCGCCGAGCGACGCGAAACCAATAAGATCGCGGAAATTCGGGCGGGTGTGTTTCAGGCGGGTCAGGGCGACAATAGATACGTGCCCTCCCAAGGAATACACATCCGGGAGGGGCGCTGAACCGGCATAGTAACGAGCCGGAAAGTCTCTGCCCACTAGGACGGGCATCTAGTCACGTTGTCGCGGGCCAGCCATTGGGGCTGGCCCTGACCTCATGGATAGGTGCATTGGTCCGTGGCGAACGCAAACTCCCCGATGGGCATCCGCCCTTATGCGTACATGTCCGGCGCTCCTTACAATGGCGCATATCGGACCTATTACGTCCCCGCGAGCAACGCGACCGCGCTCTATATCGGCGATCCGGTAATCACGCTCAGCAACAGCGCCGACGCCAATGGCGTGCCGGCCGTGGGCATCGCAACGGCCGGCGCCGGTAACTACATCACCGGCTCGGTGGTGGGCATCACCAACAATGCGGGTCAGCTTGTCATCCCGCTGCTTCAAAGTTCGACCGTGTATCTGCCGGCCGGCCAGGCGGCCTATATCGGCGTGGCCGACGATCCGTTCCTGCTGTTTCTTGTGCAGGAGGATTCGGTGGGCGGGGCCTTGGCGGCTGGCGCTGCCTCGCGCAACGCCTCGATGGTGGCGGGCGCCGGATCGACCATCACCGGCATGTCCGGCTGGCAGCTTCAAAGCTCATCGCTGAACACCACCGCGCAGCAACTGCGCATCCTTGAGCCTCTGCAAGAGACCGGCAATTCGATCGGCCAGTATTGCGATTGGTTGGTGAAGATCAACCAGAGCCAGATGCTGAATACGACCGGTACGTAATGGCGAGCGTCCATTCTCTTCAGCCGTCTCAATCGGGAGTTTAATTAGATGGCAACGATTACGACCGGCTCGCATCCAAAAGCCCTTTGGCCCGGAATCAAAGCCTGGTGGGGGCGCAGCTACGACGAACACCAAGAAGAATATCCCGATCTGTTTGAGACGGATACGTCCGACAAGGCGTATGAAGAAGAGGTGGAAATCACCGGGTTCGGGCTTGCGCCGGTCAAGCCGCAGGGCAAGCAAATTTTCTACGATACCGAGGTGCAAGGCCCCGTCTCTCGCTTTACGCACGTGGCCTATGCGCTCGGCTACATCGTCACGTTCGAGGAATTACGCGACAACCTATACGAGGTCGTGGGCAAGCGCCGTGCGCAGCAGCTGGCGTTCTCGATGCGGCAAACCAAAGAGAACGTGCTGGCGTCGATCTACAACCAGGCCTTCAATGCATCGTATCCGGGCGCCGATGGTCAGTCGCTGTGCAGCGCCTCGCATCCCACGGTGTCAGGCAACCAGTCCAACGTGCTGACCGTCGCTGCCGATCTGTCGGAAACGGCCGTGGAGGACCTCTGCATCCAGATCATGCTGACCACGAACAACCGCGGCCTGCGCATTTCCGTGCTGCCGCAGTCCCTGCATGTGCCGGCGGCGCTGTTTTTCGATGCCAACCGGATCATTCATTCGGTGCTGCAGAACGACACGTCCAACAACGCGGTGAACGTGCTTAAGGCCGTCAACGTTTTTCCGAGGGGCATCAAGGTCAACCACTACTTCTCGTCGGCGACCGCATTTTACATTCGGACAAATGTGCCGCGTTCGGTGACCTATTTTGAGCGCGACAAGATCACCTTTGATCAAGATAATGATTTCGATACGAAAAACGCCAAAGCCGCGTGCTACGAGCGCTACAGCGCGTTTTGGGCGGATTTCAGGGGCGTTTTCGGCAGTGCGGGGGTCTGAGTAGAATTCTGCGACGGGAGTGCCGCTATGGGCACCAGGCTTCGCTACAAGGGCGGTGACTGGTATCAGATCGACGATATCAGCGGCTTTCCCATCCGCGCCAGCGAAGGCCGGATTCAATGGGATAACCTGATCGCCGCCGGCGGGCGTTTCTCGTCCCGCCAGCCGCAGGATTTGGTGACCGGCGTTCGCGACGATCAGGCTGTGCCGATCCCGCGCCCCCGCCAGCAAAACCAGTTCACCGTCGTTGCCACCTATGTCACCGCGCCTGCCGCCCGCGGCGCAACCACCCTTTCGGTTGCCTCGACTGTGGGCTTTTCGGTTGGCAACATTGCGCAGGTTGTCACCGATTATGGCGAGCCCTTCAACTTCACGATTTCGGCCATTGTGGGCAGCCAACTGCAGTGGACCGGCGCTGGGTTGCCGTCATCTGTCGCGCTGTCAGGCCTGGGCGATCCCCCGGAAAACCAGGTGATCAACCTCAGCGGCCCGCAGGTCACGGTGGGAGCCGGTCAACGCTACACCGGCGGCGGCCCCGGGTAGTGTCAGGCTACACCTCCGGCACGGACACATGGTCTCAAACGGCCATCCAGCTGATCACGGCCACCTTGCGCGTGCTGGGCGTGATTGCGGACGAAGAGACGCCCACCGCGTCCATGCTGCTGAACGCCATGGACGCCCTGAACGCCATGGTCAAAGGCTGGTCGGCCGCCGGCATTCGGCTGTGGTGCCAGGAGGAGTGCATCCTGTTCCCCAATGTGGGCCAACCCCAGTATCAGCTTGGCCCCGCCGGCACTGGATACGCGTGCCTGTTCAATTCGCTCAATCAATCCGCACTCTCGGTCACCGCGGCCGCCGGCGATAGCAGCGTCACGCTATCCTCGGTCTCTGGCATTCTAGCGGGCGACACGTTCGGCGTTCAGCTGGACGCCGGCGTCTACTTTTGGACAACAGTGGCCAGCGCGCCGACGGGGTACGTGGTGCCGCTGTCGGCCTCCTTGCCCAGCCAGGCCACCTCGGGCGCGTTGTCGTTCGATTACACCACGCCATTGCAGCGTCCGTTGCGGGTGCCGGAAGGACGGCGCTACCAGTTCAACGGGCAGATCGAGATACCCATGACGGTGTATTCCCGCATGGACTATGACTATTTGCCGAACAAGTACAATCAGGGCGCGTTCACCGCCTTTTACTACGATCCGCAGCAGGGCCAGGGGTCTTACAATAGCGCGGTTGGCCTCATGAACCTGTGGCCGGCGCCGGCTGACCTGTCGGCCGCGTTGCGCTTCGTGGCCCAGCGCCGGATCCAGGATTTTACCAGCCTCGCGCAAATCCCGGATCTGCCAACCGAGTGGAACGCGGCGCTGAAGTTCAATCTCGCCAAAGAAATTGCGCTCGAGTACGACGTGGCGGCCGCTAGGCTCGATCGGGTGGAAAAATTCGCGGACACATGGTTTGCCCGCTGCTCCATGTGGGACCGCGAACCCGTCAGCATGCTGTTTGGTGTGGCCATGGAACCCGGCTACCGGACCGGATAAGGCGGGTGGCCAAGCTCAATTTTGCGGCCCAGGCTTATCAGGCGCGCTCTCTGCCAGTTCAGGCCCAGCAATGCATCAACATGTTCGTCGAACTGTCGCCGCCGGAGGCGAAAGACGAGGTGCCGATCTACATGGCGCCGGGCCTGTCCGTGTGGTCGCGCCTAGGCAAAGGCCCGATCAACGGCTTCCACGTGATGAAGGATCAGCTTTACGCGCTTTCCGGCGGCCAGCTTTTCCAGATCAACGCGAACGGCCTAGCCACATCGCTCGGCACCACCTCGATCGGCAACATCGCGTCGATGGCCGACAACGAATACCAGCTCGTCATGGTGGATGGCTCGGTGGGCTGGATCTATCAGCCGGGCGGTCTCAATCAGGTGCTGCTGGATACGGCGCTTGGCTATACCTCCACCACCCTTACGGCCACGGCTGCCGCCGGCGCCACATCGATCACGGTGGCCTCCATATCGGGCATTCAGAACGGGGATGCGCTGCGCATAAACCTTGATGGCGGCGGCCAGTCCGAGGTGACGGTAAGCGGCGCGCCGAGCGGACACACCGTCACACTGTCCTCGGGGCTGTTGGCGCAGGCGAGCTCGGGCAACGCGGTCTATGATTACAGTCGCGGCCAAAACACGATCACGGTGGCCTCGATCGGCAAGCTTGCGGTCGGCCAAACGATCAACATCGCGCTCGATAGCGGAGCTACGTTCACGAGCACGATCTCGGCGATTTCCGGGCCGGCATCGAGTTTGGTGATCACGCTGGCAACCGGGATCACTGGCCAGGCTACGGCGGGCGCCATCGCCGTTGTGCCGTCCGTCGTGTTGGGCCAGATCACCGCGCCCGCCTTCATGCCGGCCAACAGCGTGATCTATTTCGACGATTACTTCATTTTCGATGCGGCCGGCACGAATCAGTTCTTTCTGTCCGCGCTCGGCGATGGCACCCAGTATAACGGGCTGGATTTTGCCTCAGCCCAAGCCGATCCCGATTTAGTGGTCGCGGTGGCCAACTATCACGAGCAACTGCTGATTTTCGGCGAAAAGACAGTAGAGGTCTGGTATGACGCGGGATCGGCCAACTTTCCCTTTCAGCGGTTCGATGGCGCGTTCATCCAGCGCGGTTGCGCTTCGCCGCGCTCAATCGTCAAAGAAGACAACACGATTTTTTGGTTAGGCGAAGACGGCATATTCTATCGGCTGGAGGGATACACGCCGGTTCGCATTTCGACCTTCGGTATGGAGCATCTTTGGGCGCAGTATCCGACGATCACTGATTGCGCGGCTTTTGTCGTCTACATGGAAGGCCACAAGTTCATTTTCCTGAATTTCCTCTCAGGCAATCAGACCTGGTGCTATGACGTCTCAAGCGGCAAGGAAAAGCCGCTATGGCATCAGCGCCAAAGCTGGGGGTCGCCATGGGTGTGAGTAGGGGCCCAATATGAGCGGCAGCGGCTCACTGGTCAGCTATCCGTTCGAGTTCAACGGCACGTTGGAGGCGGGCGCGTCGGATAGCTCTGTGACTTTCACGCTGCTCACGCCCTGCCAGAGCATCGTCTACGAGTTTTCGAGCACTCAAACGCTCGGCGGCGACGAATATGTGACGCTGGGCACGCAACTGACGTGCGATCTGATCTCGTGCAATCCCGGCGTGGGGTTCGGCAATTTTCTGATAGCGAGCATCAGCTACGGCACCTATCCGTTTACGAATATCGGCTTCAGCGGCGTTTGTCCCGTGACGGTGGAAGTGTTTACCGGAGCAGCGCCCAGTTCTGGCAGTACTTCGAGCAGCATCAATACGGGCACATTTAGCCCTGGAGCCGTTTTGGCTTTTGATGCAAGTGGGGTGGCCAGCGCTCAAAGTATCAGCGGGTCGTTGATCACGGGTGCGGTCTCGGTTACCACGCCGTCGAGTGCGCCCAACTGGCTGGACACGGGATTTCCTTCATACAGCAGCATCAACAATATTTACGGCTTCAGGGTAAGCGATTCCGAGGGGATCGAGGTTAATTTTAGCATCAAGGGCACGGCCTATTACGGCGAGGTGCTGGTGCTGGATCAGGTCTTTCCGACATACGGCCAAGCGATTCCGCTGCAGGGCAACAACCTGGGGTCGATTTGCGAGACGTTGCTCGTCTCGCAGGATGGTGGCTCGTACGTGGCCTCGGTCGGATTTGAGGCTGGCGTAAATTGGTCCTCGAGCGGTGGCGGATCGGGGATCACCGCGGAATACGGCACCCATGTGCTGGAGGTGAAGGATGCGGTCACAGGCGTCACGTCCAACACGGTCACCTATTACCTGGCGCAGGGGGGTGGAGGGGGTGGAGGGGGTGGAGGGGGCAGCGGCAATGCCGAGTGCTGCTCGGTGCTGCCGAGCAACAACCTGGGGCGCTGGCGGGGCGCGTGCGGCATCAACTGGAATGGCCTGACACTGATCGGGGACGCCTATTCGGGCGTGATCGGTCAGGCGTCTTTCAACAGCTTCCAGGAATACGGCAACACGATGCTGGCACTGGTGACCTCGCCCATTATCCATTCAGGCCGGCGGCGCGTGTTTGTGCCCAAGGTCGAGATTGACGTGGAAACTGGCGTGGGCAACCCGGAATGCTGCGGGTTCGATCCGGTGTGGATGCTGGATTGGTCCAAGGATGGCGGGCGGACATGGGGGCCCCTGCAGGTGTTTCGATCTATGGGCAAGATCGGCGCCTATCTGCAGCGGCTTCGCTGGACGCGGCTTGGGCAAGGGCGGCAATGGATTTTTCGGCTGCAATCGACCGATCCGGTGCGGCGCGTGATTATCTCGACCTTCGTTGACTGGTATGCGGGGATGCCCACGATCTCGACGGAGGAATGATGGCTACCTCCGGCGCGCCCAAGCCCATCAGCAGCCTGCTCATCGACCGGCCGGTGGTCGATGCAAACGGGGTTATTCAGCCCTGGTTTGCGCAAGTGATGCAGCGGCTGCTGGACTATGTGGGCAGCCCTTCGACGGGATCGAGCGGGACGAGCGGGGGCGGCAATGTCACGCAGACGTTGACCGATCAGCTGACGGTGCTGACGAACAACCAATACACGGGTGTCGGATCACCGCCGGGCGATGGGTCGCTGTATGGGCGTGTGGCGGCGCTGGAGAGCGCCGTGCCGCCTTTGCCGGGGTTTGTCACGGTTCAAGCCAGACATTTGCAACCTTTGGCGCCCACGTGGCTGTCGAACGGCCAGGAAGCGGCCAGCGAAGGCACCGGCACGCCCGTTTTGGACCCTGTGCACAGCAATTCGGGCACGGCGCTCTTTCGCAGCCTGATCGGAGCGAGCGGCATTTCGGTGGGTCTGACGGCAGACGGCACCGGCATCATCATTGCGCTGACTGCGGGGGCTGATCTTACTTCGGGCGGCACGCTGGTCAGCAGCAGCGGCACACAGATTACCAGCGGGCTCTGAAGCATGGTTGAAATTTCCTACCTGAACAATGGCACGCTCGGCACGGCCTCTGGCACCACGGCCCTGGTTGGCGTGCCATCGACGGGCACGGCGGGCGTTCCCGGCACGCTCTATTCCTTGTCTCAGATGTTTGGTGCTGGGCTTGAGGCGCAGTCGTCGATCGGCACCACGGCGGTGGCGGGATCGGACCTGGTGCCACTCTCGCATGGCGGCAGCGTTTATCTGGCTACGGTATCTGAAATGCTGAGCGTCGGGGGCAGCCTGCCGGCGAGTGCCCCTCTGCTCTCCACCAACAGCGGCGGGACCGCTGTGGCGGTCGGTTTGGGGCCGAACCTGGTGTCGTCGGGCGGCTCGGTCGTGGTTTCTGTTCCGGCGAGCACGCCTTTGCTCGGAAGCACGGCGGGCGGGTCTTTCTCCGCGGTGACCCTTGGGCCCGGGCTGGCACTGAGCGGCGGCACGCTATCGGCCACGGGCACCAGCTACGTGGCCGGCATCGACATCGCGATCAGCGGCAACACGATCAGCTTGGCGGCGCCAGCCAGCGCCGCGCTTTTGTCTACCAACGTGGGCGGAAGCCTCAGCGCGCTCGTGCTCGGATCGGGTCTGACCGAAAGCGGCGGCACGATCAACACCGTCAGTTCGGGTGGGATCGAGCTGACCGACGGCACGAACACGCTGACAGGAGTTAGCGAAATCCTGGTGGAAGGAGCCTCGGTTACAGGAACATCGGGAGCGGTTGGGACGCTAACCTTTTCCGGGGGTAGCGGCACCTATAGTGCGGGGTCGAATATATCAATTTCGGGAACCATCATATCTTTTAACCCCGCCGGTTTGCAGGTCCCAATATCGGTATGGGTGCCCGGTTTGCTCAGCACTAATCAAGTCATGTGGTCGGCCAAGTTTCCGTTCAACCTTACGATACCTGCTAATCCATCAGCGGGTGGTCTATGGCTGGCGGAAAGCATAACGAACACGGCTACGAGCAATACTACCTTGACGTTGACGGATGGGGGTTCTGAAGTCGTTTACTTCGCTTTTTCTGCTTCTGGCAGCTATTGCGGAGGAAGTTCTGTTTCTGGCACGGCCCACACAATAGCTGCCGGAGACCGCATTCAGCTTCTGGCTCCGGCTGATCCTGATGCTAGTTTAGCGGGCATCGAAGTTCTTATGACGTTTACGAGGTAACCTTGACCGCACTTATAAAAGTTCTCGAAGGTTTTGACCTTTGGCCAGCTAGCCCGAGCGGCGGTTCATGGGTTGATGTTGTTGGTAAGGGCTGGATATATAATAGCGGAAGTATAAACGTAGGCTCTGGCCGTTTCGGAGGTCAGGCGATTGGTTACAACGGAGGATACCAGTATTACTACTGGTTCAATCCACCCCAAAATGCCCAGAAGCAAATCGCTATGGGTGCGGCCTACCTATACGATAGTTGGAGTTCCTGGTATACTCCCGGAAACGCTCTTATGTTCTTTCAAGGAACCATAACAGGCCCTTCAACGTCTGATGTTACTGTAACGTCTCAGTGCGGATTGAAGTCCGTAAATGGCGCTTCCTGGCGCTGGGAGTATTCAGATACGGCTGGGAATTTGACGCCGATTTATGGCTTCACGACGCCTGCCAACAACACATGGACATATATGGAAGCATGTCTGATCCTGGATGAAATCGGGAGCACGACTGGCACATTTATTGTTCGGCAAGACGGAGTTGATCTGTGCAGCATTTCGGTCAGCAACACCGTTCCACAGATCGATTTCGTGCAATTTGGATCGGCAGGCTCGGGAGGTTCGCTCAACCTCATTGACGACGCCTATATTTACAACGGTCAGGGTCTGGAACCTATGTTCCTTGGGCCGTTGTATGTCGCCACGATACACCCCACAGCTGATGTATCGAATACCGGAAGCTGGACTCCTTCGACCGCAGGTTCTCTGACAGCGATGGTAAATGGCTCGAACATAAGCACGTTGACGGGCACGATAACGAGCACAACCACGGCTAAATGCATGTTCGATGTTGGAAGCATCACAGGCACAGCAGGTCAAGTTGTTGGGGTTCAGGTAAATTATTATGCTTCGGGTAGTGGAGGCTCGACACTGACCGGAATAGCAGGGTCATCTAGCGGCACGTCAACGTCAACGGGGACCATCACGGTTCCGGTAGGGACGTATAACTTGTATGGCGCGGGGGCTATAGAACTTGACCCCGCCACCAATGAAAGGTGGACGTTCACCGGGGTTCAAGCAGCGCCGTTTGGCATATCGAGGCTGTAATGTCAGGCACCGTGACAGCCCAAGTTGAACTGATTGCAGTAGAGGTAGGGGTAAAACTGCCTGTAGTAGCAATGGTTGAACTTTTTTCAGTAGAAGTAGGCGTGTATATAGGTAGCGGAATATTACCCGGCCAAATGGTTCCGTCACCCGTCATCAATGTTGTTTTTGTAGGTTGAACGGGTTGAACCGGCGCTCGCAAGGGTGTTACCGTCCGCCCCGTCGGCGCCAATGACCCTGCCGGTGCTTTTCAGGGGTTTTTATGGCGCTTCCGATTCAAGAAATTGTGCCGGCGCAGTTCGTTCCGAATTCGGTCGGGGTTCTTTATATCTCGCCGGCGTCGACCGCCACGCGCATCGATAAGCTGACGTTGAGCAACCTCAGCGGGGCGGTGGCCAACGTCACGATCTACATCGTGCCTTCGGGCGGCACTCCGGGAAATTCGAACGTGACGACGCCGGGCCAGGCCATTCAGACGGGGGGCGTGTTCAACTCGCCCAATGAATATGGCCACTACCTCAACCCGGGCGACGGCATCTATGCGGTGGCCAGTGCGGCCAATGCGCTCGCGATCCTGGTCGCTGGCACGATCGTCGTCGGATGACGCCGTTTTTGGTCCTGGGCACGCCGCGCAGCCGCACCGCCTGGCTCGCATCGTTCCTGTCATACCAGGGGCGCGAATGCGTTCACGAGCCGTGCCGGTTTTGGTGCGGTATCGACTCACTCAGGGTTGCATGCGCGGATGATCGATTCGCGGCCTCCGACTCGCTGCTGACGCTTCGGTGGCGCGAGATCGTGCAGATGCGTCCCGACGCCGTGATCGTCGTCGTGCGCCGCGGTGTTTGCGACGTGGCGGACAGCCTTATGGCGGTTTCTGGCCAAAACCTGTTTTTGGAGGTCGCAAAACTGGATCGCTGCATCGAGGACATGCAGACGGCCGGCATCGGGCATCACTTCGATTTTGAGGATTTATCGGAGGAACTGGTCTGCGGGCACATTTTTCGCCTGTGCCACGGAGTGCCGATGCCGCGCGCGCACTGGAAGATATGGCGCGAATGGAACATTCAGGCCGATCCTTTCCAGCGACTGGCGGAGGCCTCGATGAATCCGCGGCTTTTCGATCTGTTTCCGGAAATGCGCGGGAAGGTATGGGGGGCGCCATTGTGCCTATTATAATTGCGGGCGGCCTGTTGGCGGCGGGGTCGGCGACGGGGTCGGTGGGCGGCGGCCTGTTGTCGGCGGCGGGGTCGGTGGGCGGCGGCCTGCTGAACATGTTTGCGTCGCAGTCGGCGGCCAAACAGGAGCAGCAGGCCGAGCAGCAGGCGTTGCAGTTTGAGGAAGGGGTTTACAACACCACCCAGAAGAACTTGGCGCCGTATCTTACGACGGGGGCGAGTGCCGAGCAATCTTTGGCCGGGCTGTATGGGCTGGCGGGGGCCAACGGGCAGGGCAACGCGAATGGGGCGGCGCAGGGATATCTGAACTTCACCCAATTGCCGTCCTACCAGTTTCCGCTGCAGCAGGGACTGCTGTCGACCAACCGGTCTTTGGCCGCCTCTGGGTTGACCGGATCGGGGGCGCAGGCCAAGGCGGTTGACCAGTACGCGTCCGGGTATGCGTCGTCGGGGTTTGGCAGCTACATCGCAACGCTGCAGGGGCTGGCCGGGATGGGGCAGTCATCGGCCGTCAGCGGCGGCCAGCTCGGAAATGCGGCTGCGACCAACGTGGGCGGTTACCTCAATGGGTACGGGGCTGCAGGTGCGGCGGGGACGTTGGGAACTGCCAGCGCTTTGTCTGGCGGGATCAACAATGCCCTGGGCGCGCTGGGCAATCAGAATTTTCTCAATGCGCTGTTCGGCGCAGGTAGCTCTTCCTATTCCGCAGCAGCTACCGGCGCGCCAAACGGCGGGGTTGGTGCCGGATGAGCGACAACGTCAACGCGCAGATCGCCTCCGGAGGCACACCGATCAATCCGGTGGCGGGCTATTTGAACTGGCAGGATTTGGCGCTGAAGCAGCAGCAGACTCAGGCCGCGCAGATAGCCAACCAAACGGCTGGAATCCAGCTTGAGGGCCTAAAGATTAGAACTGCCCCATACCTGACCGGACAGATCGGGCAGGGGCAGGCCGGGCCGTTGGCCAATGCTGTGCAACCTGCAGGCGCCCCGCCGGGCGCGGGCTTTCTTCAGCCAAATGCCGCAGCCGGAAACGGCACCGCGCCTGTCATGCCCGTCACGGCCGGCCCTTTGAATGGTCAAGGCGCAGGCGCGGCGCAAGGCGGCACCGCGTCGGGACAAAGCGCAAATCCAATCCTGCCGGCGGGTGCGACTGCTGCAACCCATTCGCCGGGAATGCCAGCGCCGGGGCAAGTGTTGGGTGCGCTGGTGTCGCCCTATAGCGCCGTGCAGACGATCTATGGTGCGCCGCTTCCTTTTGGACAGGCCATGGCTGTGGCCTTTTCCAGCGACCCATCCGCTGCATTGAAAGACGCCATGCAGGAAAGGCGCAGCAGGCTTTTCGAGCTTTTGAGTCAACCGGATTGGAATCAAGGAGTTACTCAGGCCTATCAAGAGGGCTGGATGGACCCGCAGCACTACCAAATGGCGATCAATAATCCTGGCATCCGAAATGCGGTAATCCAGGGCCTTTCTGATCCCAAAACCTATCTGGAACTTTTGGAAAAGTATTCAGGCCAAGGACTGCAGGTAAATCCGCAAACTGGTCAGACCGAAGCCAATCCCACCGCGATTCAAGCAAAGGGGCAGATGGCGTATGCGGGTGAGGCTGGATCGGGTCAGGCGAAACTGCAATATGCTGGCCCGCTGGCTGCCGCTGAAGCGGCGGCCAAGGGGCGTTACAATGTCATCGACGGGCCCTCGGTGCCGATCCTCGACGACAAAGGCAATGTCGTCTACCAGCCCACCAAAACCACCGAAACGGCGCTGGCAAACCGGGCCAATGGGGCGACGGGGTATCTGCCGCCGGTGACGGGGGCGCCAGCCGGCTCAAGGCCGACGCTGCAGGGTGGCCCTCTCGGCTCCGGCGGTCTGGCACCAGTAGCGCCGAGCGGGATCGCGCCCGGTCCGATTCTTGGGCCGCTGACAAACGCGCCTGCGACGCCCGCCGGCGGCTACCTTGGGGGCCAGTCGCCGTCTTTGGGTCAGGGTGCTGCATCACCACCCGGAGCGGGACCGCTGACATCTGCTGGTCCAGGTGCGGGCCTTATACCGAGCGGACCTCCGCAGTTCAGCAAGCCGCAGGAAGCGGCGATCGAGGCCGGCAAGGAAACCGCTGTCGCGCAGTCCAAAAGCGATATCGAAGCGATGGCCAAATACCGCGACAATCTCACGCAATCGTCGCAAGCGGCCGTTCAGAACAACACGATTTTCGACCAGATGCGCATCCAAGGCATGGGGTTCGACCACGGGTCTTTCACGGAGCAATACCAAGGCATCAAGAAATACCTCGGATCGATCTCGCAGGCTTTGGGCGGAAAAATGCCCGAAAGTGTCGCGGATTTGGAAGATTTCGACAAAAACGCTGCACAGTTGGCCAGAAACACTGCCAGCGCGATTTCGCCTCAGGTGGGCGTCGAAGAACTCAAGCTCATTCAGCGAAATTTGCCGACATCGAGCATGGTGTCCCAGGCTTTCAACCGCATCGCCGATCAGCAGCAGGGATTGAATGATTACGCTTTGGCGAAAGCTGCGGCGGCGGCAAACTTTAATGGCAGGCCCGCGCAGTTCGAATCCGAATTCAACAAGAACCTGACGCCTGGCGTGTTCATCCTGCACCGGATGCCGGTCGAGGATGCGCAAGTGCTCATGCAACGGTTGAAGGCGACCGCGCAGGGTCGCGCTGAATGGAATCGGCTTCTAGCGGGCACGAAATATGCCAGCGAAAACGGGTTGTTTTCGGCGGCCGGTCAGTAATGCCGGATTTTTCGACGCTGCAACAGCTCGACCAGGGGCAGTATGCGCCACCGGCGGCTGTGGCGGCCAACCCGCCTAGCTCGCCACCTGCGGCTGACGTGCCGCCGGTCTCATCATGGCTTGCGCCAGGGCTGCCGCAGCCCAGCGATGACGCGATCGCCGTGGTGGGACCGTTGACCGCCGCGCGTTACCAGAACACTCCGCCCGCGCCGCCGGCTGCCACGCTCAAAGGCGACGATGCGCAGCGCGCGGTGGATGATTACGCCACGTATTTGAACTGGCGGCGTGAGAATGTGGCGGCGCCCGGGTCCAAGGCCGCACAAACGCCGCTGGCACTGGTGACGGCGGGCACCGCGCCGAACGGGGGAGTTTCGCCGGGCGCCGGCGGTCCTGCCGCAGTGTCAGCGCCGGTTGGAAAGTTTGGGTTGGCGCCAAGCAAGGCGGACGATGATGCCCTGGCGAAGGTGATGGCGCTCGATGCAGTGACCGCTTCGCCGCCGGCGGCCCCGTCTGGCGCAGCGGGTGCGGGACCAAATGCGGCGGCGACAGGTGGTGCCGCATCCAGCTCCGCAGCGCCTGCAGCAGCATCCGATGCGGGTATGGTCGGCAATCTTGCGGCCGGCGTGAACAAGGGCATTGCCAGCACACTCGGCGCACCTGTGGATTTGGTCACCGGCGCGCTCAACCTGGTGCCGCGCGGCATCAATGCTGTGGCTGGCACGAACCTGCCAACCCTTCCGCCTGGCGTTGGCGGCTCGCAATGGCTGATGTCGGCAATGGGATTGCTGGGCGCAGATCCCAGAACCATCCAGCCTCAGGGCCCTGCTGAACAGGTGGCGCAGGGCGTAGGCGAGGGTATAGGTGCCGCCGTGACGCCACTGGGTGTGGCAGGCCAGGTTGCGCGCGCGGGCGAAGCAATCGGCCCTGTGGCGGGTGGCGTGGCGCGCACGTTGGCTGAAGCGCCGGTGGCACCCACGGCAATGTCGGGTGCAGCTGCGGGTGCAGGTGGCACCGTGGCGGGCGATGTGGCGCGTCACGAGGGTGTGCCGGAGCAATACATTCCGCTGATCGAAACGGCCGGGCAGATTGCGGGTGGCATCGTGCCCGTTGCAGGCACGGCAGCAACCATGTTGGCCGCTCGAGGCGTTCGAGCCGCGCACAACGCGGCCACCAGCACATTGCCGGTGGGCGAGCTCGCGCCGATGGTGGACTCAAACGGGCAGCCCTTCGTCGGCACCGACGGCAAGCCGATCATGGTGCGGCAAAACATGATGGACAATGCGGCCAGCACAGCCGCGCGCCGCGCCGGCATGTCGCCGGATGATCTGGCGGCATCGCTCTTTTCCGGACCGCCCAACGTGCCAGGCGCGCAGCCCACCGCCGGGCAGCTGACGGGCAATCGTGGGCTGCTCGGCATGGAACGCAATCTGACCACGGCCAGCGAGTATGCGCGCGAGGCGTTCTCAAACCGTCGGGTGTCGCAGAATAACGCGCAGGTGGCCCACTTAGCCAATCTTTCGGCGGAGGATGCGCAAGCCTCGGCTGCCGGCAATTATTTCGTCAATCGCCTGGATCAGATCGATCAGCAGGAAGCGGCGGCCGTGGCACGTCTGCAGGCCGCGTACAACGATGCGGTTTCGCGCGTCGGGGGTGTGGCACACCCGGGCGACATTGGCGCGGACATGCAGGGCCACATCGCCGGCCGCAGGGCACCGGCGGTCAGAGCAGCGGATGAAGCGGTCAACCAGGCTGAAGGCAACGTGCGCTACATGGCGCGCGCGATCGGTGGGGAGCAAGGTTGGACGGATGCGCAAACGGTCATTCAGGGATACGGACAAAGGCTGCGGGACGGGTTGGCTGCGGTGGAAGACGAGGCCAACCAGGAAAGGCGCGCGTTGTACGCGGCGCGCGATCCGGATGGAAAGCTGGCGATCAGCGCCGCGCCGATCGCGGCCGCCGCGCAAAGGCTGGAAGGGGAATTGCGCCCCGCCGTCAATCAGAAGTTCGGGTCTTATGAAAGCGATCTGATCGAGACGGCGAAGACAATGAGAGGCGTCATGCCGATGGCCGATATTTCGGCTTTCCGGCAGGACGTGAACGCGGCGCTGAAAGAGGCGACCGCCGGCGCAAATACGGGTGTGCAAGGCGCGGCAAAGGCCGTGCGGCGCTTGACGATCCTCAAGCAAGCGGTGGATCAGGCGGAGTTCGAAGCGACGGAGCGCGCGGCCGCCAGGCAAAGCGGCAAGATCGCGTCGGGCGGCGCCTCACCGGAAACCACAGTGGTCGGTCGGTTGGCCACGCACGCGAGCGGCGGAGACAGGGCGGCGCCTGGCACGGGATCGGCGGTATTCACCCCGTCTGGCAGGCGCATTGATGTGGGTTACCGCGTGGTTGAGGCATCGAGCCTGCGCGGATCGCATGATGCGGATATGGCCCCCAACCCGGCATTTCCGCAGGAATTGCAGCCGCGCGACAGGACAAGGGCGGCGAGCGGGCAGCAGGTGCAACGCATAGCCGGAAACTTGCAACCCGAGCGCCTTGGCGCGTCTGCGTCGGCGGGCGAAGGCGCGCCGATCGTGGGCCCGGACGGCGTGGTCGAGAGCGGAAACGCCCGGTATCTGGCGATCCGCCAGGCGCATGCGGCCGGCGGTGATCAGGCGGCGGCTTACCGGCGGTTTCTGGCGGAACAGGGTTATGACGTGTCCGGCATGAAAGAGCCGATCCTGGTCCGAGAAAGGCTGACCCAGCTTTCTCCGGAAGATCGCGTCAAATTCACCCAGGAGGCCAACGCACCCACTGGGTTGGCGCTGTCAGCGACCGAGCGGGCCAAAATCGACGCGTCCAGATTGCCGGATGAGACGCTGGCACTCTTCAGGTCAGGCGACGTGACGACGGCTGCAAACCGGGATTTTGTCCGGTCCTTCATGCAGCACGCGATCGAGAAGGGCGAGGAAGGGTCGATCATCACCCGCGATGGCGGTCTCTCGCTTGAGGGCGCTCAACGCATCCGAAACGCGCTGTTGCATAAGGCCTATGGCGATCCGGCACTTGTGAGCGCGCTGGCCGAAAGCGGGGATGAGAACATCAAGGCTTTCGGGGGCGCCCTGATGGATGCTGCAGGTCCGATGGCCCGGCTGCGCACGGAGGTTCAGGGCGGTCACGTGAGCGGCGTGACGGATATCAGCAGCAGGCTCGCCGACGCGGCTCGGACAGTGGCGCAAGCGAAAATGAAGCGGATATCGCTGCGCGACATGGTGGCCCAGCAGGATGTGTTGGGCGGCGGCGTGTCGAAATCGACGGCGGAAATGCTGCGCGCAGCTTTTGGTGAAAATTATGCAGGCCGGATATCTCGCCAGAAATTTGCCAGCGTGCTAACCGATTATGCCGAAGAGGCATTGAAGCAGACAAACCAAGCCCGGCTTTTTGGGGAAAACGCCACTCCCACCGAAATTTTGGATCAGGCGATAAAGCGCAATGACACAGGAAGAACATCCCGGCCGGCCAAAAGATCACCCGCTCATGCTGGGAATACTGGCGCTGGCAATGAAGAAAACGGCAACCAGGTTCGGCGATCTGTCGATGATGCGGCGGGCAAAGGCAATCCTGGATCGGCCGGAAATCAAGGAAGCCCTCTCGAAGAAAACCTGACGGCCGACGACGCCGATAGGTTTAAGGCGGCCGACGCATTCAACCGCGCGTATATGGCGCGGTTTGGCCCGAAGACGCCGGCGGGCGAAGTGCTGGCGCGGGGTCCGGGCGGCGATTTCAAGATGGCGTTGTCCAAGGTGGCCGCCACGTTCTGGAAACGCGGCGAAATCGGCGCCGAACCCACCCAAAACCTGATCGCGGCATTTGGTTCTCGAGAAGCGGCGGAACGCGCCATCGGCGATTATGCCGCATACGATCTGAAAGCCTTTGCGGCCAAAAACGGCAGTTTCGATAGCCAGAAGCTGCAAAAATGGGTCGATGATCACAAATCGGCGCTAAATGCCTTCCCGGGATTGCGCCAGCGATTTGGCACGCTGAAAGCCGCGCAAGCGAACCTCGACATGGTGCGAGAGGCGCGGGCGCAGCTGGAGGAATCGAACTTCATAAAGCCGGGC